GCTCGACGTTTCGGCGGTGTCCTGGCTGCCGCTGAACGTCGGGCTGTTGACGCGCTCAACGTCGACGTAGGTGGCTGAGGTGAAATCGGTCGACGCCGCGTTGCTCACGGCAACCTCGGCAACGCGGGCGGCGAATGGGCCGGCTGTAGGCATGGATCACTCCTGATGGCGGGCAGCGCCCGGTGCTTCGAGACTCCAGCAATGGTTGCACCGGATGCAGAGCCGGTCCAGACCGCCAGCGTCCCGCACCTCGGAAGAACCGCAGGCCGCGCACGTCACGCCTTTTGCGACCTGGGCGGCTTGCACGGTGGCCTCGGGGTCAGGGAGCGCACAGTGCAAGACGAGCACGACGCGATCCACGTCGTCGTATTCGATGTGCGTGACGTCGAGTTGGCCAGCTTCGATCTCGTGGATCGTGCGCGTGAGGGCCATCAAGGCGAGCTGCACCGAGAGCGGGCGACGGTCGAATGGGAGCGGCATGGTTCAGCCTTCCAGCGTGACGTTGAAGTTGATGGCGAAGTATTCCGCGTCACTCTCGCCGGGGCCAAGCGGGATCGGCGTGGCGTTGACCGCGACGACGTCGATGTACTGCCGCCCTGAAGAAGCGCCCGTGAAGGGGCCGTTCAGGTCGAGGTTGTCGAGGATCGCGGTGGCCTTGAGCCGGGAGGTGTCGTAGTCCTGCCGCTTGCCGCGCACGAGGCATTGGACCTCGACGACGCGCAGGCGACCATCGTTGTGCAGGTCGGCGCGACCGCCTGCGACCTCCCAGAACGTCGACTCCAGCGGGATACCGCTGCCCTTGGATGGGCGCTCAGGCCCGCTGTAGGCGTTGCGGCTGCCGCTGACGATCACGAGGGACGCCAGTGCGGGTTTCACCGAGGCGAGCAACAACAGGTCTTCGGCGACGTCGGGGAGAGAGCTGGCCATCGATCACTTCCTTTTGCGGGGGGAGGGTGTGCGGGCAAGGCCACGCCGCTTGTCTTGCTTGGCCTGGGCGTCGAGCTTGCGACGTCGAGCCCGCAGGCGCGGGTGAATCTGGGGCCCCACGAGCGGGCCGGTGGGGTGAACCTCGGGGATGCCGCCGATGTCCATTCCGGCCAGCGCCAGCTTCTCCGTCATCTTCGCCAAGAAGGCGTCGGCGCCGCTCGTGACCTCGGCAAACGCTTTGCTGAGGAACTTCCACTCACCGACGGTGTAGTTGCGATCGCGCTCGTGAACGAAGATCGCATATGGGGCGGAGAAGCCCACCACGACCTCGAAGGGGGAACCCGCTGCGACGTGGCTGGGCTTGAGCACGTACCGCGACGCTCGCAGGTATCCGGTGTCGACGGGGGTCTTGCGCATCGCGCGTGTGACCACCTCGGTGCCAAGGAGATACACCGCGCCCACGAAGGCGTTCTGGTAGAGCTCCATCTGCTTCTTGAGGTCCGCCGTGGTCTGGTCGACGGAACGGACAACGACGGCCATCGGCATGTAGAACATGCCGCCCAGCGTATCAGCCGAAGCTGACGATCCAGAGCTGTTGGGTGCCGAGCTTGTTGGTGGCGCCCTTGATTTGGACCGGCGTGCGGCCTGCGCTTTGGCTCGACGTGTCGTCAGCGACCGAGCCCGCGATCGACGGCAACCAAAACACGTCGTCGTAAAGGGGCCGATCCAGCAACGCCATCTCGCAGTTGCTGATCACCTCTTTGCCCTCGGCGCTGCGGGTCATGCGCTGCACGAACTCGACACGAGCCCGGATCGTCTCCTGGGTGCCGTAGGTGGGATCGCCCTTCGAGCTGATCCCGGTTCGTCGTGCGCGGGTGACGGTGTGAATGAGCCACGGGGTGATCAGCATGTTGGCCTCAGCACTGGCTCAGGGCGCGGTAGGGGGACAGCATCGCCTCGATGCGCTTCGGGAGGCCGCTGGCCCCATACAGGCTGTCGGGGTTCCCGTAGGAGACGCTGTAGGACATCAGCGACTCGCTGGCCACGGCGACATCGGTGCCGAAGGCCGCATACAGGTTCGTGGCGAGCAGCAGGGCAGCCAGCTCGATGGACGCCGGCAGCGGGGTGGCACCGACGACGGCGGATTGGTTGGGCGTGAGCCAGCCACCGGAGTAGGTCACGAGGTAGTTGGGGACGTCGTGACCGACAACGGGATCGCCGCCGATGCCTTCGCCGATGAGTCCGGGGCTCCACTGCCAGCACCCCACCAAAGAGCGCACAATGCCCGCTGCTGCGTCTTCACCGTCGCAGGAGTAGGTCGGCACGATCACGGCGCCGTCGGTCGCCTCAATCAGCGTCACAGCGAGCACGGGCCAAACCGACAGCGACAGCTCGGGGGTGCCGCTGCCGGTGGCCTTCTCCGCCGTGATGCTCTGGAAGTGGATGCGCCGACCGATGAAGTCCGCGACCATTTGCGACGCGCCGGTGATCGCGTCCTCCAGCAGGGCATCCGCCGACGAGTCGGTGATCCTGAGCTGAGCTTTCAACTTGGCGAGGGTCGTCAGGGCAGACGCAGGCAGGGGCATCGTTTACTCGTCGTCGTTGGGCCAGTTGGCCGGGTTGCTGGCCATCACACGGGCGAGGGCGAGGTTGGCGGCGGCACCGATGTCGTAGAGGTCTTGCGCCAGCGCCTCTCTCTCGTCGAGGTCAAGCGGTGGCGAGGTCCGTGGACGCGTCGTCACCGCCATCTTCTCGCACACTGGTGATGTCCTCCGCCGCAAAGGCCGTTTCGTCAGCCAAGCGGGCTTTGCCCTCGGCGACGAGGCGGAAGGCAAGGGCAGGGCGTTCGCCGAAGCGCTCCCCATTCTGCACGCCGTCGAGCTGGGCGGCGGCGAACATCTCGACGTAGCCGCCGCTGTTGACCTTGGCGCGGCGTGCGCTGCCGGTGTGGTCAACGAAGTCGACGACGTTGGACGGGCGCACGACCTCGGCGATCGCGGTCACGACACGAGCGAAGGCGGAGGGCTCAGCAGCGGCGGCGGCACCGTCGACCACGGGGGTGTCGGTGGGGTCGAGCACATCGGAATCGGTCTTTTTTTTGGCCATTGGGATCTCCTTTGGCCACCGTAACAGGAAAGGGCGCGCCGTCGGAATGACGTGCGCGCCCTTTCTCGAACCTCAAGGGTCAGCCTGGCTCAGACGGCGGGCAGGTCGTCAGCACCACCGAGCACGACGATCGACGCCGACGGGAACGCAGGGCTGGTGCCGCCCGTGAACGCGTTGGTTTCGACGGTGCGGATGAAGCGCTTGACGCCGGCAAGGTTGACGTCGAGGCGGCGGACCTCGGCGGTGGCCGTGGTCTTCTGGGGAAGGGCCGCGCCGCTGACGTCGGTCCAGCCGGTGCTGCCGTCATCGGACTCTTGGAGCTTGAGGTCGTGCGTCTGCGTCGACGGGGTGCCGGTGGCAGCGCCGACCGCGTCAATCAGCACGAGCGACAAGAAGCTGGAGCGGTCGATGGCTGCACCGTTCCGGCTGCCTGCGGCCTGCGAGAGGTTGGGAGTGCCCTGACGAGTGGCGACGTAGGCGCCGATGTTGTTGCGCGATGCGTGGGACATGTGCGGGCTCCTGAGAGCGGAAGGTGAAGGCGAGGGTGAAGGGAAAGGCGAAGGGCAGGGCGAGGCCGAAGCCCCACCCTGCCCCGGTTGCTCAGGCGATCGTGACGCCGGTCAGCACGCTGATCTCGTTGCCGTCCTGGCGGCTGACGATGTCCGCCGACTGGATGAGGCGAACAACGGTCTGGTCCTGCGAGAACGCCGCCACGACCTGCGATCCGTCGTGGTAGGCGACACCGTCACGAGCCTCGACGCGCAGGCCGTCGTCGCCCACACCTTCGGCGAAGATCTGGTGGATCATGTCGACCAGATACAGCTCGGAGTCGCTGCCGCCGCCGAGGTTGGTGGGGATGCTCTGGGTGACGCCGAAAGGCTTGCCCTGGAACTCGCCACGGCTCATCTCGTCGGCCCACACGAGGTTGTTGTTGCCGTCGCGGGCAGCCATCAGGCCCCAGCGGGTGCGCGGCGCCATCATCCAGTACGGGCGCACGAACTTCATCTTCGCGTCTTCAAGCAGGCGCTGCATCTTGGCCGTGTCGGTCGTGATGGCCGCGACGCTGGTGCCGGTCTGAGCGAAGACGTTGGCCGCAGCCGCCATCTGGCGCAGGCCCTTGGGCTGGTGGACCGAGCCGGTGCCCCGGATCGCAGCCGTGTCGATGAGCACCGAGGCGTTCGCCACGAGGTCATCGCGCACAAGGGTTTCCACGGCCATCGGGCTGTGGCGGATGAGGCGGTTGGCGATCGGCACGAGCACGCCGAGGTACTTCAGATCGACCTTGACCTGACCAAAGGTCGGGGCCGACTTCGGCACGTTCGCGTTCTCGCCGATCCAGCCGCCCATCGCGCCGGTCGCGATCTTCGGGAGGGTCAGGTTGCCACCGGGGGCATCGAGACGCATCGGGTTGCCCTGGAGGTAGACCGTCGAGGCGTACAGCAGCTCGATGTAGTCCTCCACCATGACCTCGGGGATCGTGGCGCCACCCGCCGAGATCGTCGACTCACCGAGGGTACGGATCACGACGGGGTCGGCGCCGTGCTCCTTGGCGATGCGGTACGCCTTCTGCGGGTCGCCCTGGGCCATCGCCATGTAGGCCAGGAACCCGGAGATCCGGAGGC